GGCAAATATGATCAAGATAAGTAGTCGGTTTGGGTTCGATCCGGTCAGCCGTACAAGTATTGGAGCGTCGGAAGTTAAGAACGACCCGTTAAGCGATTTAATATGAAAGCAGAGGAGGCGCGCAAATTAGTAGATGACTTTATTTCCGAAGGACTTAATCCGGAATCGGTGTTTAGTTCGTGGGCGCGCAAATTAGTAGCTCAACACGTGGCAGACTTGGAAGCGGCAAAGTCAAAAGACTATCCTTACTACTTTGACGAGGCCGCCGCGATGCACATTTTGCAGTTTTTTGAGCATATTCAATTTTCAGAGGGTAATTTTCGAGGGAAGCCGTTTGATCTTCATGGATGGCAGGCTTTTACATTGTGGTGCGTTTATGGATGGAAGGTAAAGAGCAATGATTGGCGCCGATATTTTAAAGTATATATCAAAATCGCCCGTAAAAACGGAAAAACCGAGTTTTTATCCGGAATTGGCATCTACGGGCATCGGTTCGACAAATACGAACGCGACGCGCAGGTATATTGGTTTGCGACCGCCAAAAAACAAGCGACTATCGGATTTAGGAAGCAGCAAGCAATGACGCGACTTTTGTGTGCTAAGTCGCCAACCTATTCGAGTAAAGTTCGCGTCTATACTCACTCAATCTCCGATCGGGACGCCAATGGATTTACTTCTTATTTGGGCCGCGACTCAAAATCGGAGGACGGAACAAATCCTTTTTACGGAATTTGTGACGAGTACCACGCTCACCCAAATAACGATATGATGGACGTAATTGAATCCGGAATGGGTGCTCGCAAAAGTCCTTTAATTTGGGTGATTACAACGGCGGGCAAAAATCCGGATGGAGTTTGCGCGACATTTGAAAAAACCTGTAAACAAATTCTTGACGGCGTAATACCGAATCCAGGTATTTTCCCTTTGATTTTTGACATTGATCCGGATGACGACTGGCAGGACGAGCGAATATGGAAAAAGGCAAATCCTTCGCTTGGCGTTTCCATCTCTTATGACTATTTACGCCGAGAGCTATCAAAAGCACTTACCGAAGGAACGACCGCAAAAAACAACTTCCTAACCAAAAATCTAAATGTTTGGGTAACGTCGTTAGATAATTGGATTGATGATGCCGACTGGATGCAAGGCGCTGAGATTGTAACGGAGGCCGAGATGATAGGCCGGTCGTGTGTGGGTGGGCTTGACTTGGCATCCACCTCAGATACTTGTTCGCTTATTTGGTTATTCCCTCCCGAGAACGAAGGCGAAAAAATAAAGATATTGTTTCGATGTTGGGTTCCCGAAGATGAAGCGATAAAGGTCACAAAGCTTCGCGGATTCCCCTACCTTAAATGGATTGAAGCTGGCGAACTAACCGCGACTCCGGGAAACGTCACCGACTACGACTACATTTTAAAGCAAATTGACGACGACGCGCAAAAATTTAAAATTCACTCCATCGCGTATGACCGATATGGTGCCGGCCAAGTTTCCAAGCGCCTAACCGATTCCGGGATAACTGTTTCTCCTTTTGGTCAGGGCTTTTTGTCGATGTCGGCTCCCACAAAGGAATTGGAGCGGCTAATTAAAGGCGGGCAAATCCAACACGGCGGAAACCAGGTACTTAGATGGATGGCATCTAACGCAGTGGTTCAACGCGATCCATCCGACAACATTAAAGTCGTTAAAGACAAAGCATTTGGTAAAGTGGATGGAATTGTTGCGCTCGTTATGGCTCTTGGTCAATGGGTAACTTTTAAGGACGAAATTAACACGAATTACAACGTATTTACGATATTATGATAAACGCAAACAAAGTTGAGCTTTTAGGCTATTACGGATCGGACGAAACAATTGCGTTAAGCGCTTGGACTTCCACGAGCCGGGAATTATCGGAAGAAAAACGCGAGCGAATACCGGCGCTAATTAATCAACTTTGGAGCGCCGATCCAGTTCCGCACGGAACGCCCTTTGAAAAAGGAATGGTGCATTTTTTAGTTACTGCCGATATTGCAACACATATCCACTTTTTAAAGCACCGGATTAGCAGCATAAACGCAGAGAGTGCGCGCTACAAAGAATTAAAGGAAGACAAAGTATTCGTTCCGGTGGATTTCAAGCACGCTCAATTGAACTACGATGAAATTACAGATCCGGAGGTTAATGCTTTTTTTGTTACGCAACTATACGAACCTTACAACTGGAGTAGCGCTTTATCATTATTCAGCAACCTATCAAACGCACTCTACCACGAAGCTGTTAAACAGCTAACGCCGCAACTTGGAAGGAAGCGCGCTAAAGAGTCCGCAAGGTATTTTAAATTGTATAACTCTCAAATTACCTTTGATGTAATGTTTAACCTTCGATCCTTTCATAATTTTTACACCCAAAGAGCCGACAAACACGCTCAAATCGAGGTTCGCGAAATTGCCTTACAAATGATGGAATTGATTAAAGGTATTGAAGGCCAACCGTTTAAACACACTCTAAAAGCGTGGGGCGTTTAGTAGAAGCGCGTGAATTTAAAAAGCAATACGATGACGCCTGTATAAACGAACCATACAAGGCCCGCTATTTGATTTATAATGAATTAGAGCAGGCGTTTTTTGCGAAAAAAGGGCGTAAAAAGTACAAGAATTACGGCGTTTTCCGAAAGTGCCTATCTATTATGCGAAAAAACGAACGGAAAAAGGTTAAACGCCTATAATGTTACCCAAAAAACGCGGAAATAAGCGTAATATCCTACCATATTTGCACAAATGGCACTATTTGACCAATTCAAAGCCTTAATCGGCTCAAAACCGGAACAGCGCTCGACGTTGTCGAATCCTTCCAGCTGGTTTATCGAGTGGCTTAATGGCGGGCCTTCGGTCGCTGGGCAAAAGGTCAATCCGGAAACAGCACTAAAAGTATCGACCGTTTACGCGTGCGTTAGCTTACTTTCTCGCACCATTGCAAGCCTCCAATTAGGATTTTACAGGAAATTAGATGACGGCTCCGAAGAGATTACAGGCACTCCGGAACAGTACGCCGTTTGCATTGAGCCAAACGACCGGATGACCTCCTACACTTGGCGGAGTACGTTTATGCTTCATTTGATGATGAGAGGCAACGCGTATGCCAAATTGAAATTTGACCGCACCGGCCGCGTTTCCGGATTCCAAATACTCCATCCGGATTTTGTCGAACCATACCTTTACAAAGGAAAAATATTTTACAAGAACACAAACGAGGGAGTAAGCGAAACGCTTGACTCCGGAGAGGTTCTCCACATTCGTAATTTTTCCGATGACGGCATCGAGGGCAAAAGCCCTTTAACCTATGCGCGCGAATCCGTTGGAATGGCGCTGGCTGCAAACGACTATGCCGCGGCGATGTATGAGAACGGCGGCGGCCTTCGCGGTATTGTAGAAACTCCTATACCACTCGACCAAAAGCAGGCCGACTTTATGAGGGAAAATTTCCTTCGTGTAATGCGCAATTATAAAGAAACAGGATCAATCGGCGTATTAGATCGCGGCGCTAAATTCCAACAAATTGCACTCAGCCCAAAGGATGCACAATTCATCGAGTCGTCAAATATGACGGTGCGAGAAATTGCCCGCTTTTTTGGAGTTCCGCTTCACCTAATTGGCGACCTTGAGCGCGCTACTTTTGGAAATATCGAACATCAGTCAATCGAGTTCGTAACGCACACAATACGCCCAATCGTCAAGAATTTTGAGGACGAATTGAACCGCCGCGTAATACGCAAATCCGATCGCGCTAACTACTTTTTCCGCTTTAACCTTGACTCGCTGTTACGCGGCGACACCCAAGCGCGCGCACAATACTACTCCCAAATGCTAAACGCTGGCGTTATGAGTTTGGACGAGGTTCGGCGCCTTGAAAATATGAATCCAATCGCCGACGGGCTTGGCAAAAAGCATTATATCCAAGTCAATATGACTACTCTTGAAAATTTACAAGCGCCTAACAATGACCAACAACAATAGAACAATATCAGAAGCGGAGGTACGCCTTGCAAACATTGGAGCGCTCGAACAACGCGCAGAGAATGACAGCTCAATGAGAATTGGCGGCACGGCTGCAATATTTGATACTTATACTTCGATGGGTTGGTACTTGGAAAAGGTGAACCGTTCATTTTTTGATGGAATGGACACGAGCAAAACCGCAGCTTTAAAAAACCACGATTCAAATTTAGTACTTGGCAGAACCGCAAATAACACACTCCGATTAACAGTCGATGACAAGGGTCTGCAATACGAAGTTGATTTACCGGACACGCAAATAGGCCGCGACACTTACGAGGAGGTTAAACGCGGCGACATATTCCAAAGCTCATTCCAATTTACCGTAAAGGACGAAAATTGGAGCGAATTGGATCCGGATGAACTACGCGGCAAAATTCCCGACGAATGGATTGACCGTGCAATTTACGGCGGCAAAGTACAAGTTAGGGAACTTTTAAAAGGCGGCACGCTTTACGACGTTGCTCCGGTTACTTTCCCAGCCTATCAAGATACAACAGTGGCCAAGCGTTCATTTGAGGGCGCAAAAAAAGTTGAAGCTCCAAAAAACCAAAACATAAACATCCGGTTGGCAATTGCGAAAGCAAACGCGGCCGCTTTTTTAAATTCAATTACTTTTAAAAGATGACCTTAGAACAAATCCAAGATCTAAAAAAGCGGCATGACAACGCAGTAGCCGCAATGAGGGACGCCGCCACCGCTTTAAGTG